TACCATCTCAGGCACCATACAGGTCACTGTGGGTACTGATGTGTACGTCTGCAAAGACTTCTGGTGGTTTGAGATACTCTGATAACAACACCCTAAAGGATACAACAATAGTCACTCAGTGGAGAATACATAATGCCGACTAAGACCGAAGCAGAGAAGAAAGCCTCCAAAGCACGCCTTAAGGCTCACCTCGCTAAATTAGATAAGCAGTCTAAAGAAGAGGATAGGGTCAAACGTGCCCAGCTACGTACCAAGGTGGCTAAAGGCTCTCGCAAGGTACGTAAGCAGGCCGCCACTAAACTCAGCAACATGCCTCGTCAATTCAAGGACTAAACCCTATGGCCACTCAATACGTAACAGAAGGTAAGATTGTAAACTCCCCGGAGGACACCTTCAACGACCCCATGTTGGAGTCCCAAGACTCCCTTGAGGCCTTTGTCCTATGGAAGACCCAAGAGTGGGGTGATTTTGCTGAGGCGAATTACTATTCTCAGTGGGACGAATTTTACCGACTATGGCGAGGTCTTTGGGCTAAAGAAGACCAAACAAGAGAGACGGAGAGGAGCAGAATTGTTACCCCAGCACTACAGCAAGCCGTTGAATCGTCAGTGGCAGAAATCGAAGAGTCTACTTTTGGCCTTGGGCGCTTGTTTACTATACGTGATGATTCGTCGGACCAAGACCCGATGGACGTGGCTCTACTGGAGACCAAACTCACAGAAGATTTTAGAACTCAGCACATTAGACAGAAGTGCTCAGAAGTGCTCATCAATGCCGCAGTATACGGCACAGGAGTCGCAGAAGTAGTTATTGAGGAAGTCAGCGAGATGGTGCCTGCTACGGAAGGTGCTATGGGCGGCCAAGTGGAGATGGTGGGCACTCGTACACAGAAGCGCAACGTCGTCAAGATGAAGCCCATCCAGATGAAAAACTTTAGGATTGACCCTGTAGCGACATGTGTCAACAGTGCTTTGGGTGTGGCTACGGATGAGTTTGTCCCTGCACACCATATTACCGAGATGCAGGAATCAGGGGTCTACAAGGACGTCTACGTGGGCTCAGCAGCACAGGACCAAGACATTGAGCCTAATCCTGAAATGTCCACTGTCCCCTACGACGACAAAGTACGCCTCCTAAAGTATTATGGGCTGGTGCCTCGTCACCTCCTCAAGAAGGCTCAAGGTGTTGAGGCTAACCCTCAGGACGACATCTCAGAGAACGTAGAGGAGTTGTTCCCAGAGGACGCCTCAGATGATTCCTACTGGGTAGAGGCCATTGTTGTAGTTGCCAACGAAGGGGTACTGCTGAAGGCAGAAGAGAACCCCTACATGATGCAGGACAGGCCTATTGTTGCCTTTCAGTGGGACAACGTGCCCGGTCTGTTCTGGGGAAGAGGTGTGTGTGAGAAAGGATATAACTCCCAAAAGGCCCTCGATGCCGAAATTCGTGCGCGTATTGATGCTCTCGCTCTTACTATCCACCCTATGTTGGCTATGGACGCTACACGAATCCCAAGGGGACACAAGCCTCAAATCAGACCAGGAAAGATGATTCTGACCAACGGTAACCCTAGAGAGGTGCTCAACGAGTTCAACTTTGGCAACGTCAACCAAATCACCTTCGCACAGGCAGCTGAGTTGCAGAAGATGGTACAACAGTCCACAGGTGCAGTCGATGGGGGTGAGTTTGCCCAAGGGATGGGTTCCAACAATAAGACGGGCGCTGTCTCAATGGCGATGGGTGGTATCATCAAGCGTCAGAAGCGTACCGTGTTAAACTTCCAAGAGGGGTTCTGGATGCCTTTCGTAGAGAAGGCTGCGTGGCGTTATATGCAGTTTGACCCTGAGAACTACCCAGTGAACGACTATAAGTTCATTGTGGAGTCCACTTTGGGCACTATGGGCCGTGAGTACCAGACCTCGCAGTTAGTACAACTCCTCCAGACAGCCTCTCCTGAGTCCCCCATGTACCCTGCCATTGTGCAGTCAATTGTGGACACTATGGACTTGGCTAATTCGGAGGAACTCCAGCAAATCCTTAAGGAAGCAGCACAGCCTAATCCTGAAGCGGAGGCTAAGCAGAAGCAGATGGAGGAGCAGATGCACCAGATGCAGATGCAGATGCAGCAGGCTCAGATTGCTGTCTTTGAGGCGCAGGCTGCTGAGTCCAATGCGCGTGCTCAAAAGTACACGGTTGAGGCAGAGCTGGAGCCCCAGAAGCTGGAAGTTGAGCGTATTGACGCTGTGGCTGATGTGCGTGACGGTGTGACAGCTGAGCAGTTTAGCAGACGCCTTAAGATTGCGGAGACTAAGCTGAAGGAGAAGGAACTCAATATAAAAGAGAAGGACATAGAGCTTCGCAGGGGAAGCAATAATCAAACACAATAAACTAAACGAGAGGCAATACTTATGATGATGCGTGGTGATTTAAACAAGTTGGTCGAGCAAATTAACCCTATCCTTGAGGGGTACGATAAGCGGCTTAAGGCCCTAGAAGAGGCGATTAAGAACCAAAAGAAGGCCCCTAGCACCAAAAAGGACATAAAAGACAAATAATGCTTGACTTTTGAGTAAAAATGTGTTACTATATGGGTATAATAAGAATAAAAGAGTAACACATTTTACTACACAAGTCAACCTTGGCAAGGGGTAAATATGGCTAGTAACGAATCAGATGACGACTTCATGGACGACGAGGAGTACTTCGCGGAGATGAAGACAATGTTTAAGACCCGTGGGTGGGAGCTACTGACCCAGGAACTCGCGGACAATATCCATCTACTAGAGGATATTCAGGACATTAAAGACGAGAAGGACCTTTACACGAAGCAAGGTAAGTTGGCTGCTATAGCCCTTATCATTAACTTCCCCTCCACGATACAACGAGCGGAGGAAGAGAACAGTGAAGGTTCTGAATGATTTTCAGTGCAACGCTTGCGGCACTTTATACGTAGACAAGCTGGTAGAGAACACCGAACTGACGATTGATTGCCTAAATTGTCCGAACAGTGCTACTAAAGTGCGAACTGTCCCTAACTTTAGCTTACCCGGAAATGGCCAAGGCTTTCCGACTGCCGATGACAGGTGGGTAGCTAAAAGGGAGCAGAAGATGGCTGAGGAGAGGCGAAGTGACGCTTGAAGAGAAGCGGGAGCGGAGTCGAGAATACAACCGTAAGTGGCGTGAACGTAACCGAGAATCTGAAAGGGCGCGACACCTACAATACCATGCTGATAACCTTGATAAGGAAAGGGAGCGTAAGCTCAAATACCAAAAGGATTATCCTGCCAAGGCGGCAGCTATAGCAGCCAGCCGTAGAGCAGCAAAGCTACAAAGAACACCAATATGGGCTGATAAGGACGAGATTAAGCTGATATATAAACAAGCAGCCTCTCTCCAAAAGCTCTTAGGAACACCGCTACATGTGGACCACATCATTCCTTTACAGGGTAAAAATGTTAGTGGATTACACGTAGCAGACAACTTGCAGATTATTGGAGCAAAAGCCAACATGAGCAAGTCAAACACTTGGGTAGCCTAGAGGCATCAGGTCCAAGCCAACAATCTTGATAATGCGTATAGCACAGGAGAATATTTATGCCAGCCGAGATACTGGAAGACGTAGCCCTAGACGAAAATCTTGACAGCCTACCAACGGACGAAGCAGCAATGTCGGCTAGTGATGTCGCCACCTCATTCGAGGCAGCAGACACTACAGCGGCCCCGCAGGAAGACGACCTCCCTGAGAAGTACCAAGGGAAGTCCATCCGAGAAGTAGTAGCGATGCACCAGAGTGCTGAGAAGCTCATTGGTTCACAAGGTTCTGAAGTAGGGGAACTGCGAAAGGTTGTAGACAACTATGTCATTAACCAAATCCAATCTCAATCACAGCCTGAACCGGAGCCCGTAGAGGAAGTAGATTTCTTCGAGGACCCCCAGAAGGCAGTAAACAGAGCTATTGAAACCCACCCCGAAGTGGTACAGGCACGTCAGGCCGCACAGAACATGCAACGAACTGCCTCAGTGCAGCAGCTGCAAGCTAAGCACCCTGACATGACACAGGTACTCCAAGACCCTAACTTTAAGACATGGGTTCAAGAGTCCGACATTCGGAAGGAACTGTTCCAGAGAGCAGACCAAGGTTACGAGCTAGGAGCCGCTGATGAGCTTATCAGTACCTTCAAGGAACGTGCCTCAGTCGCTCGACAGGCAGTTCAGAACGAGACTGTAGCACGACAGCAGGCTGTTAAGCAGGCGTCAACGGGTTCTACTACTGGCAGCGGTAACGCAGGTAGTAAACGGGTCTATCGTAGAGCTGACATAATTAAACTAATGAAAACAGACCCTGATAGATACGAAGCCCTGTCAAACGAAATTATGCAGGCGTATCAAGAAGGGCGAGTTCGCTAACGTAGAAGGAGCCTATCATGGCTGGTTCAAATCCTTATAATGCAGCACCACAGGTCACCAGTATTCCTGGTCCCGGTGGTAACACTGGTACAGCTGCCACATTCGTACCACAAATCTGGTCTGACGAAGTAATTGCTGAGTACGAGAAAAACCTTGTACTTGCTAACCTCGTAAAGAAGATGTCTATGAAGGGCAAGAAGGGTGATACTATTCACGTACCTTCTCCCATTCGTGGTGATTCCTCTCAGAAAGTAGCAGAGACCTCTGTGTCCCTGATTGCTGAGACTGAGGGAGAGCTTGTCATTAACATCGACCAGCACTGGGAATACTCCCGCATGATTGAAGATATTACCGAGACACAGGCTTTGGCCTCACTGCGTCGGTTCTACACTTCAGATGCTGGTTACGCCTTGGCACGTCAAACTGACACCATCCTGTTCTCTAACGGAACTAAGTTGGGTGACGGTACTGGTACTAACTTCCAGCACAGTAACTCCATCATGCCTGACGCCACTGATGGCGCAGCTGTTGCGTGGGACGGTGCTGCTGTTACTTCTGAGTTCACTGACGCTACTATGCGTGACGCACTACAGGTGCTGGACGACGCTGATGTGCCCATGTCTGGTCGCTTCTTTGTCATTCCTCCTTCACTGTGTAATGCCATCCGTGGTATTGAGCGGTACAACAGCACAGACTTTGTAAACAACAAAGGTACTGTGAACGGTAAGATTGGTGAGATTTACGGCGTAGATGTATACGTCAGCACCAACGTACCTGTACCCGACGGTGTATCCGGTGCTCGTGCAGCCCTTCTGGGCCATAAGGACGTCTATGTCCTCGCAGAGCAGCTTGGCGTACGTAGTCAAACGCAGTACAAACAGGAATTTTTAAGCACGCTGTATACTGCTGACCGCCTGTTTGGCACTCAGTGCTACCGTCCAGAGAGCGGTGTCAACGTAATAGTTGGCTAATCTTTTACTAGGGGGAACACTGCCAAAAGCGGCCAGTACCCCTTCCTCTTTTTTACTAGGAGCTTCGTATGTACAAAATACAAAACAAACGCTCCAGTAGTACACTAGGCCCCCTCATGGGGCCTTTTTCACATGTATTCCCTTCTAGGAGAGCTACGAGCCTTTCGATGCTACATAAAGGAATTTTATAATGTCAGTCAAGATTATCACTAAGCACGAAACAGGGGGCACTGGTGATGAGCCCCTATCAACTGACTTGGAAAAAGGTGAGTTAGGTGTAAATACGGTTGACGGTAAGCTGTGGGTCGGAGACGGTGCCTCAAAGAAACTTCTTACGCCCAGCGGTGGCTTGGTAGATGGTCTAGCGGACGGTAATACCCTCAGGTGGGAAGATAGTGCCTCTGAGTGGCAGGCGACCAGCGCCCTTGTGGTGGATGATGCTGGCAATGTCACCGCAACAGGCGATTTAACTGCGGCTTCTTTTATTGGTGACGGTTCACAGTTGACCAATCTTCCTGCGGGTTCTCAGTGGGACGATGTTACTGGCGGTATCAACTATGCTGGCGGCAATGTGGGTATAGGGACTGCTACGCCTTCTCAGAAACTTGACGTTGATGGGGTGGGG